CCTACGTCTGTACTGCGATCTGGAACGGTAATAAACGTGCCGCAATACCGGTGAGTGCAATGGATGTGGCTGTTGAGAAACGCCGCCAGCGCCGCCTCAACCGTATTGAAGACAAACGCCAGGAAATTGAAGCAGAGGGCCGCTCTGTATTACCGGGCCAGCGCTTCGACGATCTGGGGAGTTTTATCCCGGCTGAATTCAGCCGGATTACGGAAGAAGAGCATTATTTCTTCCTCGAAACCGACCGCGATGAATATCTGAAAAAAACCGGTAATACCCGGTAAGTGAGAGACATATGAGCCTACAAACAGAACTGAATGAACTTATGTCCCGTAAGGGTTACAGCCAGACACAGGTAGCCCGCGCTTTTGGTAAAAGCCCGGCAGTGGTTAATCAGTACCTGCAGGGAAAATATCAGGGTGATGTGGACAGCATCGACGAGCTGGCCCGCAGCTTCATTGCCCGGGAAGCCGACAAGGAAAAATCGCGTCGCATCACGCCGCGCTATATCCCCACAGTGACCTCCCGCAAGGGGATTGAGGTCATTCGCCTGGCGCACCTGGATGGTGAGATCAACGTTCTCTATGGTGCTGCTGGCCTGGGTAAAACCATGATTTTGCGCGAATACGCGTCCAGACATCGTGATGCGCTGCTGATAGAAGCCGACCCCGGCTATACCGCCCGTGTTGTGCTCGAAGAGCTGTGTGGGCTGCTTGGCCTCAGCAAACGCGGCAACATGCATGAACTCAGCGAAGCCTGTATTGCTGCCCTGCGTGATTCAGGTCGCCTCCTGATGGTCGATGAGGCTGAGAACCTTCCATACCGTGCGCTGGAAACACTGCGTCGCATCCATGACAAAGCCGGTATCGGTGTCGTTCTGGCGGGGATGCCTCGCCTCATTATCAACCTGAAAGGCAAGCGCGGTGAATATCAGCAGCTTTTCAGCCGCGTGGGTCTGGCGCTCAACATCGGCGAATCCCTGCCGCAGGCTGATATCAGCGATATCGCGATCAGTATGCTGCCGGATGCTGAGAACCCTGACGTATCTGAGGCGCTATTCCGGGCGAGCAACGGCAACGCCAGACGTCTTTTCAAACTGGTGCGCGGTGTCAGCCGTCACAGCGATATCAGTGGCCATGCAGTCAGCGCTGGCGCTGTCCGCAA